CTAATCTGCTTTTTTTACTTCCTCAATATATTTTGTTACATCTTTCGATGTTATCGAGCTTAAATGCTTGTAAATCAATGCATTAATTACATCCGCTTCTTCGATTCTTTCCTTGGTTTCGATAATAAAATCTAAAGATTTCTCTTTGATTGATTCAACGAATTCCCCACGAACTCTATAAGTTTTTGATAAGTCTGATTTTTTCATTTCATTGTCCCAACAATGTTTAACGCAACACTATTATTGTGTCACACGTTGCACTGTTGCGCGCAATTCTGTTATATTTCTGTCAAATAGTTGCATGTGATGCTGTTGCAATGGGAAAAGAACAAGCTTTTGAAATCGTAGCCAAGATCATTTTCGATAGAGCCTGCACGTTAGTTGTCGGTGGAAATCCTGCGTATGAGTCTGAGCTTGTTCTACGTCACATTGAAATGTGCATGGTGGAGTGGGGCTATAAGTCTGCCAAAGTAGCGGAATACTACGACATGCTTAAAGCTGAGAACGATAATTTTCGCTCTATGGGGATTTGCTAATGGATGAGTATAAAAAACAACCAAACCCCACAGCTTTATCGGGGGGATTGAAAAATGCGATGGTTGTAACCCCCATTAATAAGATGGGGGTAAAGACATCCGATACGCAACTGCAAGATGCTGATCTCCCGTATCAAGAGCATTCGTTATACACAATTCCATACGCTCACATGGTGATGACATCTTCAGGTGTTAAACCAGTTCAATGTCGTTTACCTGCTGACAATGAAATTGCCGTGATTGACTGGGTTAATTTCACAATTGGGATTGAGACTCTAGGCGATAAGTATTGGAATGAAGATGAATACATCATCGATACACACCGCTGGACGGCTGCTGTAGAGGAACTGGATCACCAGTTACATCACATCTTTGGATTCTCAACGACTGCATGCCGTCATGGTGGGCTTAATTTCTATAAAGAAAGCTATGTTTTAGGTGAAGATTGCGGTTTTGTCTGCATTGGCGGTCAACGTAATACCATCTTAATTATGATCAATGGCCGTGGCTGTAATTTCGCTAAAAGTGGTTGGGAATTAAGACTTTACAACTTCTTAGTGACTATGGCCAAACGAGCTAAATTAACTCGAGTTGATATTGCACATGATGACTTTGAAGGTAAAAAGATCAATGTCGATTGGGGCAATATGCAAGATGGCTTAGGCGGTTTTAGCTGTGGCAACCGTATGCCAAATATCGAACATAAAGGCAATTGGAAACGTCCAAACGGTAAAGGACGCACTTTGATGGTCGGTGCACGTGAATCGGGCAAGATGCTTCGTTTGTACGAAAAAGGTCGTGCTGAAGGTGATCCGAATGATAACTGGCAACGTGCTGAAGTTGAATTTAAATCAATTGATCGTGTTTTACCGTTCGATATGTTGCTGGCTCCAAGTGAGTATTTCATAGCTTCATATCCATGTTTCGCATTCTTATCTGAAGATATTCAACCTACAAGAATTGAAACAATTCAAAAGGTTGCACGAATTAACTTTGATACTGCCATTAAGAACCTTAAACACCAATATGGTAAGTATATCAATGTTTTTAAACAGGTTTTTGAACCTGAAGAGTTAATCAATATTATTTCTTGCTCTGATCAATTCGCTTATCCGAAGCGGTTAGATCATGTGCTTATAACTGCTCGGAGTATGTAGCAATGATGCAATTTAAAAATAAAGTGAAAATCTTAGGTGCTAAAGCTGTTGATTTTAAAACTGACGATGGTCGTCATTATGATCACGTAGCTTTGTATTGTGAGGTTCCGCTTGATCAATCACAAGGTAATGCGGTTGGTAATGCATGTGAGGTTTTTAACTGGCAAGACCGAACTAACTTGGCGTTGCTTAGACAGCATAAATTTCCTTGTGAAGCCGACATTACATTTGAAATGGTTACTTCAGGAAAATCTATGAAGTATGTCGTTAAACAAGTTGAGTTGCCAAAGGTAATTTGATGATAGATGTATTAGATGAGGATGGTGCAAGTAACATTGCACATCCTGAAATCTTTGGAAAACCGAAATAAAGCTATACATTACAAATAGTTATTTTTACCACTTCGTATAATGTATAATATGTCAATTAAATCAATGACTTAGGTAATATTAACTATGACACAGCTCGTTTATAAATGCAAGAAATGTGGGTTAACGTTTACTAATCATTCGCTTTATTTCATCCATTTTTATAACTGTATTTAGAGATATCACTGGCTTTTGGGGGCGGTAATCGCAAGCCAGTGGTTTTATTGGGGAATATAAAAAAATGGCATATCAGTGCAAGACGATAGATACAGCAACTAATCAGTGTCTTGAGTGGGTGATGGCTGTCAACTTGCAGGATTTTGCTATAACAGGGACGCAAGCAGCAGCAATCTGCGTGGCGATTGCGTCTTTCTTTGGTGTGTGTTGGATTCTAAAAGAGTCTCGTCGCGCAGTTAAATAAAATAGTTCTTTTAAGGGGATATACCTATGAACAAGAAGTTTGGTTTAGTAAAAAAAGCGGGTGTTGCTGTAGCTGCTGCGGGTTCTGCAATTGCTGCTAATGCTGCAACTATCACTTATGACACAACTGGTATTTTATCAAACATCGATGCCAGTGAAGCCTTTGCAATTACATGTGGTCTAGCATTCATTGCTTTAACTGCAACGATCTCTGTATTGCGCAAAGGACGCGGTGCAGTTCGCTAATAAATAAACCCGCTGCGCTAGCCGTGCGAATCTATGAGCGCGGAAAGGCGCAGCGGGTTTTTCACATTTGGGGAATTACTTATGGATGAACCATCAATACTTAATTGGTTGATTGTTATTGTTTTTATCATTGGCTTTAACAAACTGACATAGGTGATATAAATGAGAAAGTTATTAAAACAGATCAATGTGATAATTTTGTCATTTGTATTGATCTTTGCACCAACATACGTTTTTGCTACCACTGTTTCTGCTGAAGGTTGGTCTGTTACTAAAAAGCTTGTACAAGGGGCTACAACTTTTTATGACGGTACTAAAAATGTAGTCTTAAATGGTAAAAGCTACGCTGCTAAAGGGACTGCTGCAATTACGCCTGTGGCTGGTCAAGTTAGTAAAATGATTGTTAGAACTGGTGCTGTTCTTGCTGTTGATTTAGCTATTAAAGCACTACTTGGTGCTGTCGATTATGTAATGGATCCTGCAAATAGTCGTGTTAAGTACTATGTTGATCCTGCGGGTACACAGTGTCTTAAAAATGGTACAAATTGCCCCGGATATTATTACCTTTTTTACCGTGAACCGGGTACGAATGGTGCTTACTTTTCAACTGTTGATCCTGCTTGTTCTGCTGTGGCTTCTTATTATGGGCAAACATTAGTTAGCATTGATAAATTTTATGATTCACAAGGACGTGTTGAAGGTGCAATGTGTCGTACTAAAAAGACTAGCGGGTCTGCTGACCAATGGTCTTTATCTAAAATTATTAACCCTGCATATAATCCCAATGCCCAACCACAAAAAGAAGAAAAATACTTACCGTATGATGCTGTAGCAGCTCAGATTTTAAATGATGCAGTTGCTGAGAAAGCAGAAGGTAAAGCGTATGTTTCATCTGTTGCTGATACAGCTTTAGAGGGTGAACAAAATCAACTTGTTCCTGCTACAGATGTAATTAATCAGCTTAATAACTCTCAAGCAATACCAACTAACAATACTGCTACTGGTTCGGTAACTCCCACAACGGGTGAAGGTGCTGGTACAGGTGATCCAACCGCACAACCTCAACCCTCAGACATAACTTTAAATTTCCCAGTTTTTTGTGATTGGGCACCTAGTGTTTGTGCTGCTGCTCAAGCTGCTATTGATTTTCCTGCCAAGGTCGACAAGTGGATTGATAAGATTTTTTATTACACCAAGGATTTACCTTCTTACGATACACAGACAGATTTATATATTCATGAACAACCAGATATTAAACAGGTCAATATTAATTGGGGTTCTGTTTGTCCTGCACCTGTAACCGTTCCTTTAACTTTTATGGGTATTACACGGACAATTACTGTTGTTAATTACCAATACATTTGTGATTACGCTTGGATTATCAAGGCATCTGTAAATATGGTTGCTTCTATCTCTGCTGTTTATATTGTTGCGGGGAGAAAAGAATAATGTGGGGTGTATTTTATGGTTTTCTGGCTCTATTTGCCCATAACACAATTAGATCATTATTAACGGGTTTGGGCATTGGTATTGCTACTGGTGTCATCTTTTACAACGTTGTTTCTACTTATATCGAGTCTGTGATTTCTCAGGCTGCATCAATGCCATTCATATCATTATTGGGGATTTTTGGTATTGATTCGGGGTTATCAATTATTTTTGGTGCAATTCTTACAAGAGTGTCTATTGAGGCATCAAATCTTAGTTTACGGAAGCGTTCATAATGCCTATTAAATTAATTACAGGTCAGCCAGGGAACGGCAAGACCTTATATGCTGTTGCTCTTATTAAACAGGCACTTAAGGAAGGTCGTGAGGTATATACAAACATTAATGGTATTACTCTTGATGTTTTGCCTATACCTGAAAATGATAAAGGAGAATTAGACTGGACGCTTACCCCGAAGGGGGATGCAGAATCAGGGGTTAAAGGTGCATTAACTGTTTACGATGAGACTCAAAAGCTCCCTTATTTTGCGTATAAACCGAAAGAAAAGTTATCTAATAATCCTTTAATTACTGAATTAGAAACACACCGTCATCATGGTTATGACTTAGTTTTTATTACTCAATCACCTAAGTTCTTGCATCTCCATTTATTAGATTTAGTGAATGAGCATTATCACGTAAAACGACCATTTAACAAGAAGCAAGCTGAAATACATTTGCATCGTAAGGCCTGTATGCTTCCTGAAACTGAAGCAGCGGAAAAACGTGCTGAAGATATTTTTAAATTCCAATATCCACCAGAGTTATTTAAAGAATATAAATCAACTGAAATCGTAACTAACTCTAAATTACGTATACCTAAATATATGAAGCGTCTCATGTGGATTGCAGGTATATGTATTGTCGGTATTATTTATTTAGTTTTCTTTAGAGATAACTTTATTTTCGGTCATATAATGGGGAAAGATAAAAAAAATGAAGTCGCTGTTCAAACTGATTCTCCTCCAAAAGCGGATGAAGAAAACAATAAAAAAATTGATGAAGCATGTGCAAAACAATATGGTATGACCGTAGAACAGTGTGCCGATCTGCGTGACCCTAGTAAACGTAATGATGAACTACAGGCTAAAAATGATGTTCGTATGTCGACAATTGCAGTTCAATATAATCCTAATAAGCCTTATGACGTGCAAATCCCTTCAGATGCTTATCAAGTGACGTCTATGCCTGTTTTTAGCGGTTGTATGAAGAAAGGTAGCCGTTATATTGCATATACTCAACAAGGTACGATTTTAAAGGATGTATCTCAGTCGGATTGTAAGAAGCTAATAAATCAAGCTGGTGACAGACCTTATAATTATTTTGCTCAGCAATCACAGCAAACTATGGTGCAAACACAGCAACCTGTAGTGCAACAACAAGTTGCAGAGCAACCTAGTGCAGAAATGATCGATAAAATGAAGGTAGCTAAAGAACAAGGCTTAATTTGAAATTTTCCTCTTTGACTACTAAAAACCGTCTATTTGATGTAACGTTGCGGTCTAGAAAAGTGTCTTCAGGGGAATTGAGACACAACGTGTAAACTATTAAATCTTGTACAATTTTTGCGTGTCTCAAGGCGTAGTCTAGACACTTTGATTTGGGGTATATGATGGAAACAGGACAAATTTTGGGACTAATATTTTTTACCTTATTTTTTATAGGTATAAGTTATTACTATACGTGGTCAGCACTGAAAAAAGACGAAATTGAAGATATGAAGATGCGTGAAAACTCTGATATGTGAACGTTCAGAATGTTCACTGGAATTAGAAGGAAAACGTTATTGAAGCGGTGCCGTTGCGCACACGACGCTTGCATAGTGGCGCAGGCACCGCAAAAGGCAAGTGGCTGAGAATGTGAAGGGAATTTCTGAAGGTAGAGAGCTTATCAATAGGGATGAGACCTGAATTACCTTCAATTGGCATTTTATTACAAGTGCTCGATCACCTGCAGACAAAACACCGGCTTTACCCGGGAGAAAGCTAAATGATAATTTTCAATGATTTATAATTTTTGGGGAATAAACATGTATTGGCAAAATATTACACTTTCGGATATAGCTATTTTGGCTCTTTTTGTATTTACCTATCCTATTTATTGGTTTGTAGTACACAAACTTATGGATGAAATTTTTGGGTCCTGAAAGTTCGCATAATGTGTGCCAGATTATGTAACATAGCCGATTTGCAATCATTTCAACCGCAAATCGGCGTTATTTTACATAGTCGGCATTATGCGACCTGAAGGCTAGAGCAGGGGGCTGTTATTAGTAGTCGGGATCAACAAACACTACTAATCTGCTTTTTTTACTTCCTCAATATATTTTGTTACATCTTTCGATGTTATCGAGCTTAAATGCTTGTAAATCAATGCATTAATTACATCCGCTTCTTCGATTCTTTCCTTGGTTTCGATAATAAAATCTAAAGATTTCTCTTTGATTGATTCAACGAATTCCCCACGAACTCTATAAGTTTTTGATAAGTCTGATTTTTTCATTTCATTGTCCCAACAATGTTTAACGCAACACTATTATTGTGTCACACGTTGCACTGTTGCGCGCAATTCTGTTATATTTCTGTCAAATAGTTGCATGTGATGCTGTTGCAATGGGAAAAGAACAAGCTTTTGAAATCGTAGCCAAGATCATTTTCGATAGAGCCTGCACGTTAGTTGTCGGTGGAAATCCTGCGTATGAGTCTGAGCTTGTTCTACGTCACATTGAAATGTGCATGGTGGAGTGGGGCTATAAGTCTGCCAAAGTAGCGGAATACTACGACATGCTTAAAGCTGAGAACGATAATTTTCGCTCTATGGGGATTTGCTAATGGATGAGTATAAAAAACAACCAAACCCCACAGCTTTATCGGGGGGATTGAAAAATGCGATGGTTGTAACCCCCATTAATAAGATGGGGGTAAAGACATCCGATACGCAACTGCAAGATGCTGATCTCCCGTATCAAGAGCATTCGTTATACACAATTCCATACGCTCACATGGTGATGACATCTTCAGGTGTTAAACCAGTTCAATGTCGTTTACCTGCTGACAATGAAATTGCCGTGATTGACTGGGTTAATTTCACAATTGGGATTGAGACTCTAGGCGATAAGTATTGGAATGAAGATGAATACATCATCGATACACACCGCTGGACGGCTGCTGTAGAGGAACTGGATCACCAGTTACATCACATCTTTGGATTCTCAACGACTGCATGCCGTCATGGTGGGCTTAATTTCTATAAAGAAAGCTATGTTTTAGGTGAAGATTGCGGTTTTGTCTGCATTGGCGGTCAACGTAATACCATCTTAATTATGATCAATGGCCGTGGCTGTAATTTCGCTAAAAGTGGTTGGGAATTAAGACTTTACAACTTCTTAGTGACTATGGCCAAACGAGCTAAATTAACTCGAGTTGATATTGCACATGATGACTTTGAAGGTAAAAAGATCAATGTCGATTGGGGCAATATGCAAGATGGCTTAGGCGGTTTTAGCTGTGGCAACCGTATGCCAAATATCGAACATAAAGGCAATTGGAAACGTCCAAACGGTAAAGGACGCACTTTGATGGTCGGTGCACGTGAATCGGGCAAGATGCTTCGTTTGTACGAAAAAGGTCGTGCTGAAGGTGATCCGAATGATAACTGGCAACGTGCTGAAGTTGAATTTAAATCAATTGATCGTGTTTTACCGTTCGATATGTTGCTGGCTCCAAGTGAGTATTTCATAGCTTCATATCCATGTTTCGCATTCTTATCTGAAGATATTCAACCTACAAGAATTGAAACAATTCAAAAGGTTGCACGAATTAACTTTGATACTGCCATTAAGAACCTTAAACACCAATATGGTAAGTATATCAATGTTTTTAAACAGGTTTTTGAACCTGAAGAGTTAATCAATATTATTTCTTGCTCTGATCAATTCGCTTATCCGAAGCGGTTAGATCATGTGCTTATAACTGCTCGGAGTATGTAG